GCGTGCGAACTGTACCAGTCTCGTACTGGTTCAGAGTACATGTGGGATGAATATAATGCCTTAATTAATAAACTCAAAGTTTACTTAGAGCAATATTCTACGGACTAATGAAGTTTATTTTCGCATTTCTAGCTACACTATTTCTTGCAGCTCCAGCATGGGCAGTTGATGTAATGATGGGTGCCAATGGCAACCTAGTTTTTGAACCTGCTGAGGTTACAATTGCTGCAGGAGAATCGGTTCATTTTGTAAACAACATGCTGCCACCTCATAATGTGGTTGTAGAAGATCATCCTGAGATTTCTCATGAAGGTCTTGCTATGATGCCTGGTGAAGAGTTTGATGTAACTTTCTCTGAGGCAGGTGACTACACTTATTGGTGTGGTCCTCACAAAGGTGCAGGCATGATCGGTACGGTACATGTAGAATGAAACATTTCAACACTGTTGTTTTAGACATCACTGTTGCAATACTTGACTTTCTTTATAAAGGAAGAGACTATCCACGCTTTTGGGTGCTTGAGGAGATTGCTCGGGCACCCTATTTTGCATTCTTGAGTGTATTGCATTTCAGAGAAAGCATGGGACTCCGTGGTCCTGAGCATCTTTATTTGATGAAAGAGCATTTTGCACAGTCAGTCAATGAAACAGAACATCTTGAATATATGGAAAGCAGGGGCGGTAATACTTATTTTGTGGATCGCTTTGTCGCCAAACACCTCGTCCTTATCTATTATTGGGTCAATGTGGTTTATTACTGGGTGGCTCCTGTGTCTGCATACCATTTGTCTTACGAAGTAGAGGTTCATGCCGCTACTACATATGCTAAACACTTAGCACTAAATGGTCATGATGATAAGATCCTTGAGATCTTGAATGATGAATTACAACACTCTCGTGAATTAGAAAAAGCAATGGAGTTAATTAAATGAAGGTAGGAATTATTGGTCTAGGTCGTATGGGCGAGGGTATGTCTCGTCGTATGATCAAAGCAGGAATTGAAGTTCACGGTTACAGAAACAATTATGAAAAAGCTCAAGAGCAATTTGAAAAGGGTTATATTAGTGGATGTACCACTTCTTTGGAAAGCCTTGTTCAAGTAGTACACAACGGCACGGGTGTATTCGGTGATTCATCTAGATCACCTGGCATCTTTATGATGGTAGTGCCAGCAGAAACAGTAGAGGATACACTCAATGAGCTATTACAGTTTTGTGTGGAGGGCGATATTATTATTGATCATGGCAATAGTAATTTTAAAGACTCTCGCAGACGGGCGGAACAACTTGCAAAATTGGGTATCCAATATCTTGACTGTGGTACTAGCGGTGGTGTTTATGGTCTGGAGCGTGGATACTGTCTTATGGTTGGTGGTGCAAATACTGCAGTATCCGCCTGCGCTCCAATCTTTAGGGCACTCGCACCAGGCATTGGATCTGCCTCTCGTACAAACCCCCTCTCTCATGAGACAAGTGCCGAGCATGGTTGGTTACATTGTGGACCACCTGGAGCAGGTCACTTTGTAAAGATGGTCCACAACGGAGTTGAGTATGGAATCATGCAAGCATACGCAGAAGGATTTAATATCCTGCATGAAGCTAATGCTGGGTCAGCATACGTTAAGGCGGGCGATGCTGAGGTTGCTCCGATGGAAAATCCGAGGGATTATCAGTATGATATTGACTGTGCTGAAGTGGCTGAGTTATGGCGTCGCGGTAGCGTGGTTGGCAGTTGGTTGCTTGACCTTACCGCTGATGTATTACGCAGCGATAGAGAGCTTAGCAAGTTTGATGGGGGAGTATCAGACAGTGGTGAGGGTCGTTGGACTGTTCACGCTGCTGTGGATCTTGGTGTACCCGCTCCTGTTATTACTAGTGCGCTTTTCTCTAGATTTGAATCGCGCAGACTCGGAAGATTCGCCAACAAAGTCCTAAACGGAATGCGTGCTATGTTTGGTGGTCATGACGTTCGCTGATGTCTTGGTTTGGGGAGCAATACCCTTTGTATTATCCACAATATACTTCGGGCTACGAAAAGGTGAAAATGTATACTACGAATCAGACAAATATGACGGAAACGGCACCGCTCACTAAAGGAATTGTTATCTTCGGTGCAACTGGAGATCTCTGCAAACGTAAATTAATTCCTGCACTATACAAACTCTGGCAGAAAGATCTTCTGCCAGATAATTTTTTAATTACTGGTTGCTCTAGGAGAGATCCTGGAGTACAAATATGGAAAGAATCTCTTGGTGATTATCCTGATGAATTTTTACATCATCTAGACTACATCTCAGCGGACTTGGACAATGTTGACACTCTCAGTCACCTTCCTAATTACCTTCACGATAATACTTACTTTCTTTCTGTTCCCCCAGAAAGGTATTCTAACGCGATTATCAATCTCAAAGAGACAGGTCTCCTCAATGACCCCGAAGCATCCCGTGTGGTTATTGAGAAACCCTTTGGGCACGATTATAAATCTGCTGATCATCTACAGTCTGTGGTTGAGCGACATCTACGCGAAAAACAAGTATATCGCATTGACCATTATCTTGGCAAAGATACTGTTAATAACATACTTGCTACTAGGTTTAGTAATACTCTTCTGGAACCACTTTGGAATCGCCAGTACATAGAAGAGATTCAAATTTTTGCTTCTGAAACTATTGGATGCGAAGGTCGTGCTCAATACTACGAAACTGCTGGTCAGGTTCGTGACATGTTACAAAATCATATCCTACAGGTTCTAGCACTAGTTGCTATGGAACCACCCAGCAAAATGAATGCTAGGGAATTAAGACGTGAGAAGACAAAAGTTCTCGCTGCCACTAGACTCGGAACAAATCTTATCCTAGGACAATACGATGGCTACCGTAATGAAGAGGGCGTTGATCCTAACAGTGGTACTCCTACCTATTTCGCTGGTACTTTATTCGTTGATAACTGGCGTTGGCAGGGAGTACCTTTTAACGTCATGACTGGAAAAAAACTACCATACCAATGCGTAGAAGTAGTAATCAAAATGAAAGCACCACCGCAACAATTATTTGATGGACACGAATATAACGATAGGATTGTTATGCGTCTCCAGCCTAGTCCTCATTTGGATATTAGGATGGATATCAAAAGTCCTGGACTAAATGACAATGTAGAAACAGCAACACTAACACATGCATACCCCCAAGACAGAGCAATTGATGGATATGAGAAACTCCTTTATGATGCTATCAATCGCGATCAATCACACTTTGTACATGCAGACGAAGTTATGGAGTCATGGAGAATCGTAGACGATCTTCTTTGCACTGGTGATAGTTGTCCTGTTCGTACCGTACCATATATCTACACTGGTGGATGGGGTCCACAGTATAGGACAGAACGTATTACTGATTGGGATTATCCAGCATGAGAGTTACCATACACGAGTATCTACTAGCATTTTGCATAGGATTCGCGTGTATGTTTGTCCTTGCACAGGATGAGATTGATAGATTCAAAGGTTGTCCTTTACCTGAGTATTTTAGAGATGCACCACGTTCAACTGTTCGTTAGAGCAACTATGCAAACCCCTTGGTGCCTTGGCGTCATGGGGTTTTTTCTTGTGTTCGTTCCTATCATTGGAATGCACCTTGTCCATAAATATGGATGGGAACACTGGGAACCGTTCGGTAAAAAACATGTATCGGGAGGAGCACCTGCAGAAAAAGAGTGATGAATGTGCTCGCCTTTGGAGGGAGTGGGAACTCTTGTGGCGAAAAAAGCATTAGGTGCGCCAGAGGCGAGAAGAGCATGGTGTGAATGCTGTGATGAATTCGGGATAATGGTATCAGAAGAAGTGAAAACCAATCCTAGATATAAGAACATGAAGTCTTATTGGAATGAACCTCCTCCTCCGCCCCCTGAATGATGTAAACGATGTCACCTGGAGCATAGTCATAAGTTTGATTATACTCTTGGTGATGGTGGGTTGGGTGATTAAATATATACTAGGTATTGACGAAAGAGAGGCACAAGATCATGGGAGCAATGACACCCCCGAGCAGGAAGAGTTGTTACAACTTCAGGGTGATAGAGATCAACAGGGTTCTTGATGGAGACACTATTGATGTCACTATTGATCTCGGATTTGATCTCTATAAGAAGGAGAGAGTTAGAGTTGCTGGTGTGGATACACCAGAAAAAAGGACTAGAGACTTAGAAGAAAAGGAGCTAGGAATCCATGCAACGAATTGGCTCAAAGAGAAGTTGGATGGTGCCATTAGTGGGGATGATGATCTTGTTATCCGTACTGAGTTGGTTGGTGGTGTCGGCAAGTATGGTCGCTTACTCGGTTGGTTGTACATAGGAGATTCTTCTCTATCTCTTAACGAAGCAATGATTGAAGAAGGGTATGCATGGGCATATGATGGTGGAACTAAGCAGAAAGATTTTGAAGAACTTAGGGAAATCCGTCGTGCTCATGGCACGCTAACCGAATGAGTAGCGGCAGTGAATTAAATCCAGACCACGATTATAATGAAGAGTGGTGTTGTCAGGTAGAACTGGGAATATATGATGTAAAGTCTTTGTATGCAGTCATATGTTACGCTTTGGAAACCTGGCCAGGTTCTCCTGCACGTCCTGCTGAGGAACAAGAATACCTGAGACACATGAAGCAGCAACTGTTTTCAATGCTTGCTGATTATACGTTTACACATATAGAATAATCTTAATTATTCGTTACACTATTTTCTCCTACATACGGTATAATTGTATTGTAGCTGAGTGTAACATATATGCTAGGTCTCTACGTTGTAATCACAGTCGTTATTCTATGCATTACATATGCAGGTGTAGAAGAAACGATGAGATTATTTGCATACCTAGACCTTCAGTTGCGTTATGCGTGGGTCCGTTTTAAGATGTATCTTTTACGTCGCAAGTTGGAACAACAACTTATTAAAGACCTACCTGAGTACAACAAAGTAATTAAGGAGCTAAAGAAGAATGACCGATCCTGATCAATCTTTTTCGGATTTTAAGTTAGAAAGGAAAGAGTGTGAGAAGTGCGGGGCGACTTGGATTAACGGACAACATGTTTGGAGGGGCACAGGTGCTCAGACAAAGGATAGTGAATTAGATCTTGCTGGTTTAGTTTGTAATAAACTTGGCAATCATCAATGTATCAATCCTAAGAAAGGTGATACTGGTGGACAGACATGGGAGTACCGTGCTGGTTTTATTGACGGTATGATCAAAGGCAAAAGAGACGCTATGGCAGATACAAATAAAAGACTAGGAGATCTTGATCTCTAAATACTAGTGGTGAACTAGAATTTTGTTGTGTCTACTAACGATGTATATTTGGGGAACCCGAATCTAAAGAAAGCGGGAACTCCAATACAATTTACGCAAGAGCAAATTGAAGAGTGGATCAAGTGTAAAAAGGATCCCATTTACTTTGCGATGAACTATATCAAAATCATCTCGCTGGATGAGGGTTTGGTGCCCTTCAGCATGTATGATTTTCAAAAAGAAATTCTGCGTGACTTTCATGAAAACAGGTTCAACATTGCAAAACTTCCTAGACAAACTGGTAAATCTACTACAGTCGTCGCTTATCTATTATACTATGCTATCTTTTACGATAGTGTTAATATTGGTATCCTTGCAAACAAAGCTTCCACCGCTAGGGAGCTACTAGGTAGGTTACAACTTGCTTACGAAAACTTGCCCAAGTGGATGCAACATGGTATTTTAGTATGGAACAAAGGTAATGTTGAACTTGAAAACGGATCAAAGATTCTGGCTGCTTCTACATCTGCAAGTGCTGTCCGAGGTATGTCCTTCAATATCCTCTTTCTTGACGAGTTCGCGTTCGTCCCGAATCACGTTGCTGAGCAATTCTTTGCCTCTGTTTATCCTACTATTACTTCTGGTAAATCAACGAAGGTAATTATCATCTCCACGCCTAACGGCATGAATCACTTCTACAAGATGTGGGAGGATGCTAGAAGAGGCAAGAATGATTATGTTACAAATGAAGTACACTGGTCTCAAGTTCCTGGTAGGGATGCTAAATGGAAAGAGGAGACAATTAAGAACACGTCACCACGACAGTTCGCACAAGAATTTGAATGTGACTTCCT